ATGTGTCTCAATCAGACTAATGGGAAAGGTAAAATTGTATTCAAGCAGCCACCGTATACTGTTAGGTCAACAATTAGTATTAGAAAATTATTGGAGCAATAATAATGGCATCACTTAAAGAGTTTCTGTCCTCAGAACACAGTCTATATAGACGATATAAAACAGATTGGCGTCTCACTTATAACGCCTATATTGGTGGAGTAGAATGGAGAAAAGGGCAGTATCTTAAAGCCTACAAAGTTGATTTCCAAACACCAAGTGATACAGTAAATATTCATAATGTTACAGAAACAGGTGATTATTTAGGTAAATCTAAAGCACAAGTAAATCGTGCCAGCAGTGCTGCTAATGCTGAGGCAGGATTAAATCAAGCAGAAGGTACCTTCTATCATGAAAAATTACACAATACACCAGTCTATCCTTATGTGAGATTATATGTTAGTGAATACAATTCTATTTTATTCAAGAATGCTCCAGTAAGAAAATTGTATGAAGATGATAGTATAATGGAAGAGGTTATTGATGATTTTACCAAAGATGTTGATGGTGAAGGAAATAGTCTTAATGAATTCTGGAGTCAAGTAGATATTCTCACTACAGTATTTGGAGTTGTTTGGATCAGTTGTGTTAAGCCAACAGATAGTGAATATCCATTGTTTGCTATTCATAATCCATTAGATGTTATAAATTGGGAATATGGATATCGTACTGATGGTAAACTAGAATTACGCAAAATAGCCATTGTAGTTGGTGATGATGAACAGGCTGTTGTTTATCGTGTATTCACTCCAAGTACAATAGAAACTGTTTGGATACCTAAAGATACCACATTTAATATTGATCTAGAAGGTATAATTGCTGATGATGGTATGTATAGATTTATAGAAAATAATGAATTAGGTTATATCCCAATCAACCCTGTATATCAATCAATGAAAGTGTTTAATGGTATTGGGCATACTCCAATATTCGATATTGCCCAAATCCAGCGTAGTATCTATGGTTATAGTGCTGAAATCTATGCTGGTATTACTTATGGTGCTCATCCTGTCAATATCGTTGATGAGGCCACAATAGAACTAAATGGTGGAAGTGTTGGTGCTGAACCAGGTACAACTGTTATAGTGCCAACTAATGGAGTTCCAGGACAAAATCCTTATGCCTTCGAATTTAAGGCACCTCCAATAGAAAGTCTTTCAGAAATGAGAGCACTAATTGATCAAATGATCGAGAAAATGAATACTGTTGCTATGATTCGTAGCGAAGACCTTATAAAGGCTAGTCGTAGTGGAGCACAAATAGAGCAGTATGACACCAAGTTAGAAGCCTTTGTTCGCAAGAAGGCCACCAGTCTGGAAAACGCTGAATATCGTATGTGGGTTATTTGGCATGACTGGATGAATCAAGACCTATATAGTGATTTTGCGATCACTTACAATAAAATGTATGGCAATAAAGGTATAGAGAATGAGTTAAAGACTACTCAGATGATGTTAGATTTAGTAGAGCGTATGAAGCCTTATTATTCAACAATATCATCTATGCCTGCTGATATAGAAGAAACACCTATGTACCCACATCAAATGGTAAATCCAGAATCAGGGGAATCTGTGACTGTCAATAATGATAGTGAACATAACCAGGCCATGGCCAATGGTTACACAGAACACCCTGATGAGGGTGAAATCTATCCTGAAACACCTGAATATGAAAGTCAAGAAGAATATAATGATATGATTGAGGCTATTAAAACTAAGATCAAACACATTATTGATAGTTCATATACAGAAAATTCAGAATAAATAACAAGTCCGTATCTTACTACGATCAACAGGAGATAATATGAACGATAATACGATTGATGCTAGCGAACCTAATAGTGTCCCTCCTACAGCAGAGGCTAAAAGTGCTGAATCTACACCTAAACTCGAAACGAGGGATGGCAAAGTCTTTTTAGATGGTCACAGAATCTATACTAGAGATGAGACTAATAAAATTGCTGCCAATGCTAAACAAGAGGCATTACGCCAAGTGTTAAATGATCTCGAAGTAGATGATTTAGATCAGGTAAAATCCGTTGTAAAATCATTACGCACAGCAGGACCTGAAGGTAATAATACCTTAAATGTCGATCAAATGCGTGATACCTTAAAGAGAAAAGAGGCAACAGTTGAGGAACTTCAGACAAAGATCAAAGGCTTACAAGAGCAAATGATCTTAAATCAACATATGTCTGAATTATATTCTAATATGCCATCTAATCTTAATAAGGAACAAAGACAAGCAGTCGTTGACCTTATGAAGGCTCGCAGTATGATCCAAATAGATGGAGAACAATTTATTCTCCGTAATGGTGAATCATTCTACACACAGGATGGTGAAAAACCAGATTATAAGGGTGCCGTGAATGATGTCGTTAAGATTTTAGGATTACCAACATCTAAGCAAGGTGTGGAAATACCAAATATGGATAAGTCACCTCGTGATACCAGTGTTAAATCAGTTGATAGAGATAGAATGAAAACTGACAGGGCATACAACAGTGCCTATGTTGCGTTTAGATCCCAGAATCCTCTGAGACCAATTGACTCTATTACTGATGCTGATATTAAGTCTATGATGACTAAGAAATCAGAATTTAACATGGGTATAGCGTTAAGAGGTGCTGAAGCACTTCGCAATAATACAGCCCGTAAATAAACAAGGAGAATATCGTGGCAACAACTACAAGTGGAATTCAGGAACTGTATGCTAATATCGTAGCAGATTTGGTTCCTTATTATGAGGACGCAGTCCTATTACCAAACCCAATGTTTATCCAAACTCAATATAATATCGAGAATACTGGTGGCAACACACTACAGATTCCTTTGGTAAACAGTTGGACAGATGCTAGCACAGTTAGTGCTGGTGCCAGTATCGCATCTGCTAATACTGATGATTTTAACCCAACATCAGTAAGTCTTACCCTAAGCAAGAAAGGTAAAGCAACAGATGTACATGCTGAAGCACTAGAAGATGGTGGTTTGGCTGTTGTTCAAGGTCAAGTTATTACTCGTTTAAGCCGTGGTTTGGCTCAAGCAACTGATGTTGCTGGTTTCACAGCAATGAAAGATGCTTTCAGTAATAGTGGTCGCACAGCAGTATATGCTTCATATGAGTGTAATATTGTTGTAAGCCCAGAAGCAGTTGCTTATGCTATCAAGCGTCAACCACAAGTCAATATGTGGTACAACCCAGATACAGATCTACATCAATTCCGTGCTACCATCCGTGATGGTTTTGCTGTTCTACGCAGTGGCATGGGACGCAATGTTCTAAGTAATGGTGTTGTTGGTGATAGTACTTCTAACACAGTTGCTGATCTAAGTCATTTTGCTAAGGCAGTCGCAGCACTCCGTGCTCAGAATGCTCCAACAATGGCCAATGGTCTTTACGCAGCATTTATTGGTCCTGCTACAGAGAACGCTCTTCTGAGCCAACTTGGTAGTGTGACACAAAGCACCATCCCTGCTCTAAGCGATATGGGCAATGAAGCCCTACGCATGGGTGCTGTTGGTGTTGCTGTTGGTTGTATGTTTTTTAGAACTAATAACCTACCAACCGTAGCAATCGCATCTTAATTACCAAGGGGAAGATCATGGCATTTATTATTAGTAGTGGCAATGTTATCAGTTTCGCAGAATACGATGATGTCGTAGAAATTGACAGCCGTGTCTTCGACGCCAATGAGGGTTTAACTGAGGCAATTGTAGAGGATATGTTGACTCGTAGCACAGATCGTCTTATGTCAAAGTTAAAAGCCAGTGATTGGTGGAGAATCTACAATAATGTAGCCATATCTGGAACATTGGGAGTGGGAATAACAATTCCTACTCCTAATAAGAATAAGATAATGCGTCAAACAGATTGGACTGAACTCTGCGTATATCATACATTAGCCAACTATATCTATCCTAAGATAGGTGATTTTACTGAAGGCAGTGTTGATGAGCGTAAGATTGCGTTATACCAAGAGAAGTTTAATGCTCTTTGGGATGAACTCATGAGTTTAGGTGATTTCTATGACAGCGACGATGATGGCACTGTAGAAGAAGAAGAGAAATTACTTCGTCCTATAGTACGCCGTAGAAGTCGTGGTTACACACCATTGGCGAGGGTAAAATAATGCGTAGTCAATTGGTTACATATCTCAATACAGCATTGACTAATGCTGCTATTAAATGTGCCAGTGAACTACCATGGACAGATGGACCAACTCCGCTTTACATGAAAAATATGAAGAAATTATATATTGATCGTGATGAGCAATTAGAAAGAGTACTTTATCCTGTCCTTTCCCCTGGCAATGATATTAGTGAAATCGAGAATATTGTTAGAGCATATTTTAGTGTCGATGCCAAGAATCAACCCAATGGTCTCGATAGTGCGATTAGTTTAATCGTAGGTGCCAAGGATGTGAATACAATTACATCAGTGGTAGGTAGATTGTGTGATTATGAAGTCTCATATGAGGGGGATGTTTTAATTTACACATTTACATATAGGTTTATAAGCATACAATAAGGAGAAAACCGTGGCATATATAAACGCAGCAGTTAGTGGTAATTTCGCTAAATTGTTAGTGCGTGTGAATGATGGGACAGATCCTGGTTTGGCAGATTTCCTGAGCACAGGAAGTGGCAATCCAGTACTACATACTGTAGACGCAGGAACCATTGATACCCCAGCATTACAGGACATTACAATCACAGCAAATCCAAATCTATTCAGTTGGTCACAATTGGATAGTCTATCACAGAAGAAAGTGACAACTGTATCTACTAACAATGTTGGTGGCAACTTGGTTATGGATCCAGATACCTTTTTTGGTGATGGTGGTGGTTCAAGCAGTGCTGATGACAAAGGTCTATTTGCTCTCGCTAATGAGAAAACAAAGATTGACTTTCTAATCGCATTTAGTGGTATCACACAAGGAGATAGAGTACTCTATGGTAGTGGTTATATCACAAACTTAGCACCAGCAGTAAGTGCTGATGCTCCAGTTTGGGTTAGCCCATTTACTATCGAAGTTGATGGTGACTATACAGTCGCTACATTAGGTGCTACCATTTCCTAATCAACACTAACTAAATAGTAAGTGATTAGCCCGCCTAAAAGCGGGCTTTCCTTTGGTATAAATAACTATGCTAAGGAGATAATTGTGAGATTCGAGGATAAGTCATTAAAGGAAATATTGGCAGGTATGGAAGAAGAGGCCGCAAAGGCCATATCAATTATTAGATGTGCTCAAGATGATATCAAGACTGCTGAAACTAAATTACGATTTATTACAGCAACTATACATTATCTAAAACAACGATATGGAGATATAAAATGAATATAGATAAATTAGCACAAACACCAGAACTAATTAAAATAGAACTAACAGATTCAATCTTGTTAGACAAATACACCAATGGCGAACCTATTGTATTTTGGATTAAAAGTCATATTGGCATCAGTGGATATTTCGAATTTTATAAGGCACAAGCAGAAGGCAATAGTGATGGCCTTGAGAAACTAATGCGTAGTCTTATATTAAATGAGCAAGGAGACCCAACTATACCTGAAGGTAAAATGTTACCAATTGATATTAGTTTGGCAGCATTGGCTAAGATAAATGATTATTTGGGAAAGTAAAATCCCAGGTTGTTGATATCAACACCTGGGAAACAAACCAAATCTTAACTATAGCACATATTGCTAAAACTTATCATATGCTACCAAGTCAAGTTAGAGAACATGCTACTACTTATGATATAATGGTATTAGATGTAGACCAAACTTGGCAAAGATATCAAAATAATCCAGCAGATGTAGCACACTATGACCAACAGCAATTATTGGATATAATGAAGAAAAATAAAGATGGAACAAATAAGTAAAAGATTGGAACTTATCAATGCTACAATTAAAGAGAAAAATCTCATTGATGTGGCATATCCATACTTCAAGAAAATCACTCCTATTAGGAAAGGTAATGCTCGCAAAAGCACTATCAAAACAAATGATGGTATAGAAGCAAAATATGCCTATGCTGAACGATTAGATCAAGGTTATTCTAAACAAGCACCTAAAGGTATGGTGGATCCAACTTGGGAATATATTAAAGAGTATATTAAAAGGGAGTTAAGATAATGGCTATCACAACAGACAAATTGTTAGTAGATGTCCAGGTGCGTGGTGCCAGAGATATCACTGCGTTAAAAGATAACATAGATAATTTAGGTAATAAACTTACTACCTTATCAGGTATTATAGCAGGTATTGGATTTGGGTCATTGATTAAAGGTGCGATGGATGCTGCTGATGCTATTGTAGATTTATCAGATGCTACAGGAATTGCGATTGGTAATTTGGTACAATTCGAGAAAGCATTCGAATTAGCAGGTGGTAGAGCAGGTCAAGCAGGTAAGGCAGTTACTACCTTTTATCAACAAATAGAGGCAGCAGCAGATGGTAGTCTTAAAGTTCGTGATGCTTTTGCTAAGGTCAATGTAAGTTTAGATGATCTTAGAACATTAAGTGAAGGTGATCTATTACGCAAGACTATACAAGGTTTATCAGAAATGGCAGCAGGTAGTGATAGATCTGCTACTGCTGCTTTATTATTATCAAAAGCATTTAGAACTGTTGATCCAAAGAAACTTCAGGAAGTTATTGACCAAGGTGGTGATTTTAGCCAATTAGAAGAATCATATTTAGCCACTGCTGATGCTATCGAAGCAATGGAAAAGGCAATGTCAACCTTAAAGATTGCTGCCTTACAAACATTCTCTCCAATTGCTAAAGCAGTAGCAGATATGAAGATTAGTGCTGAAGATGGTAAATTAGCATTACAGATATTAGGTGGCATTTTAGCAGCCACATTCGCAGTTAAGACTGTTCAAGGAGTTATTGCTGTAGTAGAGGCAATGAGAAAACTGAATACAGTAATGAAAACTCAAGTTGCCTTACAGGCTGCTGCTACTGCTTTACAGGGACCAAGTGGTTTAGTTAAATTAGGTGCTGCTGCTGTGGCTGCTGGTGCTGCGATTTATGGTCTTAATCAATTATTAGAAGATAATGCTGAAGCACAGGAAGATGCTGCTCAGGCTTCTATTGCTCCACAACCACAACCATCAAGTCCTGCTAATAGAACAATGGCAGAAGATCCACGCCAGCGAGCATTCGCAGAAAGTCAGGCTAGAATTGATGCTGCTAGAGCAGAAATAGATCGTATCAACGCTTTGCGTCAAGCACAAGGCAGTGAATTAGGTAAGATAGAAGTAGAATCTCAAACTGCTATTGCTAAAGCCAGAGCAGACATATTCTCTAAACAATATCTTAGTGAAGAACAGAAAGCAAGAGAATTTAGTGCTAAGGTAGGCGAAATCAATGCTAAAAGAGCAGCAGATGAAGCCAGAGTACAAAATGATTTATATCTAAAACGATTCCAATCTGAACAAGAGTTTAGAGATGAAGTATTAAATGGAATCAATGCCCAGCAAGATGCTTTTGCTAGAGCATTATTATCTGCTAATCGTCAAACATTAGCATATGAACAAAGTGTTGATGTTTTAGCACAAAGATTACAATTAGAAAATCAAAGTATCAATCTATCAACCATAGATGCTGATTTACAGCGTAAAATATTCGATACAGAACAAGATAGATTATCTCGTATTAGAGAAATCAATCAACAAGTAGAAGATGGTACATTAGAATATGATAAGTCGTTACAGATTATTGATAGAATCAATGCTGCTAATAGCAGAACAGTGGAAATACTCAAACAACAAGCAGAGATTCAACGCCAACGCCAGCAAGATCCAATAGCAGGTATACAGGAAAGTTTAAGGCGATTTGCTGAAGAAGATACACCATTTAAGATGGCACAGCGTCAAGTAGAATCAGTATTCTCAAGCATGGAAAATGCCATAGATAATTTTGTGGAAACAGGTAAATTCAAGTTTGGTGATTTTGCTCGTAGTATTATTCAAGATTTAATTAAGATAGAACTCAAAGCACAAGCAACTAGTATTTTGCGTGGTATAATTGGTAGGGCTATTGGTGGTGGTTTTGGAACAGGTTCAGGGTTTGGTAATATGGATTTTGGTGGATTTTTTGCCAATGGTGGCACACTAAGTCCAGGGAAAGTTGGTATTGTTGGTGAGCGTGGCCCAGAATTGATCTCAGGTCCAGCAACAATAACACCAATGGATAAATTGGCAGCACCTGTAGAACAAACTAGTGTAACCTATAATATCAATGCTGTAGATGCTACTAGTTTTAGAAGTATGATTGCTCGTGATCCTGAATTTCTATATGCCGTTACAGAACAAGGTCGCAGATCTCAGCCAAGTAGGAGAAGAATATGAGTTTACAGAGCGTAATCAATCACGCACAAAATATTAAAATAGATCGTCGTGCTGTGGTAGCACAATCATTGTCACGCAGTCAACATATCAAGACAACAGAGCGTGGTTATAGATTATGGAGATTTACTGTAACACCAAGCCCAGGATGGAAATGGGCTGATTATCGTCCAACAGTAGAAGCAATTTATAATAAGGATCGCATTACAGAAACAGAAATTAGTTTAGCCAATAATAGTAATATGGCATGGACTGTAGCATATCAAGGTGAATTTACTAGTGGTGAATTATCTACCATTACAATTAGTGCTGCTAGTGGTACTAGTATCACTCTAAGTAATTTACCATCTGTGGCAAGTAGTACAATAGCATTTAAGGCTGGCGATCTCATACAACCAAGTGGTAGTAGATATCCATATGTAGTAACTGCTCCAGTAACTCGTGGTTCAGGTAGTACTATTACATTGACAGTGAATAGAGGTGTAATATCAGATATCACATTAGTTGGTGCGTCGATATTAGTTGGTAATAATGTAACATGGCGTGTTATCCCAATGGTATTACCAGCATATAATCTAACACCTGGCAAACTTGTAAACTTCGATGGTGATTTCGAACTAATAGAGGTTATACAATAATGGCTACAACAATATCAGAACTATCAGGTAATCATATCAATCATGCTCTATTGATTCGTATTACTATTGATGATACTATTTACAGATTGGCAACTACTTATAAGGCTGTGACCTATAATAGCGAATCATACCAAGCATTGGGACATTTAATTACCATTAGCGAAATCACTGATGAACTTAAAGGTAGTAATGCTGATATCAATCTCACTATTAGTGGTATTCCAACAGATCCAAGTTATATTTCCTTAATATTAGGTGCTAATATTAAAGGCAGTAGAGTGGAAATCTATAGAGCATTCCTAAATCCATCATCAATGAATTTACAGAGTGCGTATCTACGATATAAAGGATATGTTCGTAATTATTCAATGACTGATACACAAGATCAATTCTCACAAGATGCTACAACCACAGTGGTATTATCATGTGCTAGTATAAACAATATATTAGAAAATACTATATCAGGACGCAGAACTAATCCAGTTGATCAGAAATATTGGTTTCCAAGTGATGTTAGCATGGATCGTGTGCCTACATTACATAATACACAATTCGATTTTGGTAAACCATATTCAGCACCAACAGGTGGATCACCAATTACACAAGAGCCAAACTACGATACGGGCGGGATGTAATTAGATATGCTAATTCGCACAGGTAACAGACATGATTTCGATCAATTGATTGAGTTGCTTACAGCATTCAAGGGCGAATCACCACATGAAATCCATGAAGGTAGAGATGTTCCACATTTAACAAATATATTGACTCGTTGTCTTCATGGTGGTATTATATTAGTAGCAGAAGATAATAAGAAAATAGTTGGTACAATAGTAGCAATGATCATACCTGATATATGGTTTCCAAAGATACATCGTTTAATAGAGTTGGCATGGTATGTATATCCTGAATATAGAAATACTACTGCTGGAGCACGCCTATTTACAGAATACCAACGACATGCTGAATCATTGCTTAGTGTTAAAAGAATTAAGAATTATTCACTTAGTTTATTAAGACAAAGTCCACCAATCAATTTAGAGAAGCGTGGATTTAGATTAGAAGAACAAACATATATCGCAGGAGAATAAGATATGGCTATTTTTACATACCTCGCAACCGCTGTAGTTACATGGGCAACTAGTGCTGCCTTCGCTGCTACGATAGCAGGATCTATTGTAATTTCTACTGTGGCTGCTGGAATGGCTATGGTCACATCTAAATTGCTAGGTGTTGGACGCGGATCATCAGGTGGAAGATCAGACCAAGGTGTGCGTGTACAATTGCCACCTGCTACAGATAATAAAGTACCAGTTGTATATGGACAAGCATATCAGCGTGGTATCGTAATTGATGCTAGAATTAGTAATGAAAACAAAACAATGACCTATGTTATGGTGTTATCAGAGAAAACACAAACAGGTACATTTAGTGTCCAAAATATATATTGGAATGATCAACAACTGGTATTTGGTACAGCAGGCGAAGCAAATACAGTTAAAAGTGTAATCAATGCTGATACTAGCACAGATTCTGCCTACGATGGGCTCATTCGTGCTTGGGTATTTGGCAATGGTAGCAGTAATTCTATCTTTGGTGATGGTAATGCGATAGCATATAATATAGTACCAGGTTGGACTAGTAACCATACAATGAATAATTTAGTATTTGCTGTGGTTCAAATTGATTATAATCCAGATAAAGGTATAACAAATCTACCTAATATAATCTTTAAGATTACTAATAGTCTTAAGAATCCAGGTGATGTTTGGTATGATTATATGACTAGTCCTCGTTATGGTGCTGGTGTTGATGCTAGTGAAATTGATACAGTCAGTAGTACAGGAGCAGGAACATATAGCCTTAAAACTATCAGTAATGAATCTGTAAATTATACAGATAATAATGGAAATCCAACATCACAAGTACGATATGAAATCAATGGTGTCATTGATACAGGGACAGATGTTAAAACTAATTTAGAAAGTATCCTTGGTGCTTGTGCCTCTTGGATGACTTATGATTATAGCCAAGGAAAATGGAAAGTTATTGTAAATCGTGCTGCCAGTGGTGGGGAACTATCAAGTGCTTTTGTATTTAATGATGATAATATCTTAAGTGAAATTAGTATAACAACTACTCCAATAGAAAGCCTATATAATAGCATTGAGGTAGAGTTCCCACATAGGTTGATTAAGGATCAAAGTGATTATATAATTATTGATTTACCAGATAATCTACGCAATGACCTAGAACCTGATAATAAATTGCGTATGCGATTGGATATGGTGAATAACAATATTCACGCTACAACTATTGCCAATATAGAACTTAAGCAAACTCGTGATGATTTAGTTGTATCATTCTCATCTGATTATTCAGGATTACAAGTCGACGCAGGTGATGTAGTTAAAATTACTAATTCTGTATTTGGGTGGACTAATAAATTATTTAGAGTTACAAGAGTTCGAGAGATAGAAGTCGAAAATGGTGGATTAGTCGCAGAAATTACTGCGTTAGAATATAATGCTGATGTATATACAGATGAATCTATAACAGAATTCGAACCAGCATCTAATACAGATATTCCATTATTCTCGAAGATTACAGCACCTAATGCTCCTGTATTAAATGTAGCCAATAATACATCAACTATACCTAATTTTAGATATGATGTGACAGTACCATCTGGTGTGCCAATTGATTTAGTAGAAATATGGTATAGTAATGATAATGGTACTACATATCAATATTATCAACAACAGAAAAGTACCACAGGATCATATGATTCAGGCGATATTGTAGGATTCGATTTTAGGGGATTCCCTGATGAAGATTATTATTTTAAGGCAAGAGTATCTTCAAATGGAAGATTTAGTGCCTTCTCATCAGCATCTACCATACTAATTTGGGAACCAAGTGTTATTGTTAGTGAATCAGCATTAGCATCAGCATTCGAATGGTTCCCACCAACTACTGTTGTCCCAACTGATGCTGATGGTAATAATCCTATCGTTGGACAAATTATTAGCCTACAATTAAGATCAGGTACAGTAAATCTACCAATATCTAATGCTGCTAATGCTAATGTACAAGCCAATGATACCTGGCGTGTATCAAGTCAATCATATGATGCTGCTGATTTATCACTATCAGCAGCCAATATTAGTACAATAAACAATACAATCTCTTGGGAAGTATTAGATGTCAATGTACAACAAACATCATTTACAATCACAGCAGATTATAAAGATGCTTCAGGTAATGTAGCCAGTTTGGGTAGTTATGTACACCAAATTACTCAATTGCGTAAAGGTCAAGATGGTGCTGATGGTAAAATAATTAAGATCAATACTGATTATCAAACATTTACTCGTCCATCAGGATACCTCGATAGTGACACAAATCAATATGTGCCATCAAGTATTACTATCAGCAGCCTTGTCAATAATATTACAGGTAATGTATCATTTACTGCTACAGCAGATGATTCAACTTCAGTGACATTGACAGGATCAGGTTCATCACGCACATTGACAAGGGCTAATTTTGGAAATCACAATTATGTTACTGTCACAGCATCTATTACTGAAGGTGCTGAAACTTATAGTGATCAAGTTACTATTATTAGAGTGCGTGAAGGTACAGATGGTGATGATGCTGTTAGTGCGTTATTGACTAATGAACAACATAGTATTTCTACTGATAGTAATGGCAATTATAGTAGTTTAAGTAGTGCTACAACAGATATGGAAGTATATATTGGTAGTACATTAGATACCAATAATTGGACTTATGCTCTTACAGCCAATGTGAATTGTTCTGGATTCACAATCGATAATGTCACAAATAAAGGTAGATTAAGCCCAGGTGGTAGTGCTGCTATCACAGGTGATATAGCCACAATTGATATTACTGCTAGCAAAGCAGGATATAGTAATATCACAAAGACATTTACAATCACTAAATCTCGCCAAGGTACAGCAGGAACACCTGGTGCTAGTGGAGCCAGTGCTAAACAAGTTGTAGCCAGCGTGAGTTTGCCAGCATTTATTAGATCACAAGATGGTTTAGATAATGTGGCTGCTAGTTATACACCTGATAGTGTTATATTGACTGCGTCACCAATAAATCTAACAGCACCTATTACATATTCCTGGAAAGCAACTCCTCAAGGTGGTAATACTACAACTATTGGATCATCAATTACACAAAGCGTAACAAAATCACAATGGTTGACCTTATTAGGATCTGCTAATTATATCACTTATACCATAGAAGCCACAGATGCGTCTGCTACAACATATACAGATAGTACTAGTGTATATAGAGTGCGTGAAGGTGATAGTGCCCTAACAGGATATCTAACTAATGAAGTTACTGCTGTATCAGCAGATGAAAGTGGTACAGTTACAGGTGATTTAACTACATTAAATTGTAATCTATTGGTATTTAGGGGTACAACTAATGTAACCAGTAGTGTAACTAGTTTCTCGATTGTAAGCCAGACTGGTATCACTAATGCTACAATTAGTGCTGCTGGATTGATTACATTCAATGCTGGTGCTATTATGAGCACTGATACTGCTACAGTAAGGGTCAGAGCCACAATCTATGGTGAAAATATTGATAAAGATTTTACTGTAATTAAACAGCGTCAAGGTGATCCAGGTGTTACACGATATCTAAAATTAAACACTGATAGTCAAACTTATATTGTGCCACAAGGTGGATTAGATAGTGCCACAAATAATTATTCACCACTTACTATCAATTTTAGTACTATTATCAGTGGCAATGAAGGCATTACACCAAGTTGGACTGTTGATGGAGTAGCACAACCTGTAGGAACAAACAGTAGACTAACTGTAGCAGCAGGTGCTCTTAGTGCCACAATGTCAAATACTCAATTTGGTAATACTGATAGTGCCTTGGTGCGTGTACAATTTATATATGATAGTGTTACATATTATGATGAACAGCGTATCTATAGACTCAAGAATGGCACTAATGGAACAAATGGAACAGCAGGTGCCTCTGCGTTTACTGCCTATTTAACCAATGAAGTAGAACCTGTAGCCTGTGATAATGCTGGTACTCCATTGAGTGGTCAATTACCTAAAACATCCATTACACAGATGAGAATATTTCAAGGTGCTAGTGAAGTTACAAATTCATATTCATCGTTTACATTGGGTGCTACAGGCGGATCAGGAACATTAGCAGGTAGTACATTATCAGTATCATCATTATCATCAGATACTGCTACATTTACAATTACAGCAGTAGCATCAGGTGCTTTGCCAACTCTAAGTAAAACATTTACTGTTGTTAAACAAAGAGCGGGAGTCCAAGGAGCATCAGGATTAAATGGAACTAGGACTGCTATATTAGATGTATATCAAGTTGCGTCATCAACACCAACATTTTATCCAAGTGGAACATCAGTATATACCTGGGCTACAGGACAATTTACCTCACCTGCTGTACTCAATGGTTGGAGTTTAACACCTCCAACACCTGGAGCAGGACAGAAATTATATGTTGCCCGTCAATTATATGCTGATAGTAATAGTACATCCACATCTACTGTAACTTGGACTACTTCAACATCCTTAGAACTCGCAGCAAGTGGGACCAATGGAACTAACGGGACCAATGGAACTAACGGGACCAATGGAACTAACGGGACCAATGGAACTAATGGTGCTAGAACTGCTATATTGGAAATGTATCGTTGGAGTGCGAATTATCCCACAACTTATCCAAGTGGTACATCAATTTATACTTGGGCAACAGGACAATTTACAGCACCAGGTACAACTAATGGATGGAGTTTAACGCCAGGAGCACCAACTGCTGGCCAAACATTATGGGCAACTAGTGTCACTTATGTTGATAATTTAACAGATGCTAATACTATTATAACTTGGAACGCAGTAAGTGCCTATGCTGTAGGTGCTGCTGGAACTAATGGCACTAATGGCACTAATGGAACTAATGGAACTAATGGAACTAGAACTGCTATATTAGATATGTACAGATGGTCATTAGCAGCACCAGGTACTTTCCCAAGTGGGATTTCATCTTACGATTGGAATACAGGTACATTTAGTAATCCACCTACACTTAATAATTGGTCGATCACTCCACCAAGTCCAGTAATAGGTCAAACATTATGGATTGCTCGCCAAATCTATACTGATAATAATACCAATCAATATAGTAATGTAAATTGGACCACAACTACAGCAATACCCATTAGTGCTTCAGGCTCTAATGGCACTAATGGGACTAATGGGACTAATGGTTCTCGTGTAGCATATCTCGAATTATATCGCTGGAGTGCTAGTAATCCAGTTACATATCCAAGTGGTTCATCAACTTATACTTGGGCAACAGGACAATTCACATTACCTGCTACTACCAATGGTTGGACTTTAACTCCAGGTACTGCTGTGCTTGGCCAAACATTATGGGGTATCCAAGAATATTACACTGATACACAAACATCATCAACAAGTACTGTATCATGGTCTAGCACAACGCCATACCCTATTGGTTATGCTGGTTCCAATGGTGTAAATGGCACTAATGGTACCAATGGACAAGATGGTTTAGTGCCTAGAAGAATATATTATGTTCAAGCAGCAACAACTACACCACCAAGTGCTCCTGCTAATACTACAGGTGCCAATACTGTACCATTTGGTTGGAACGCAACTGCCACAGCAGCAAATGCTCTAGGATCTACCCAAGTACAATATGTAGCAGATGGCATTTATAATCCAAGAGCATCTACTACAATTGGTCCAGGTGGAGTATCAATACCATCAGATCAAACATTATGGTTACAACCATATGCTGCTAGTGTATACTTCACTGATTTACAATCAGATAATTTTATCGCAGGTACATCAGGTTGGAAAATCCAGCGTAGTTCAGGTGATGCTGAATTTAATAATCTAAAAGTGCGTGGATTGATCAATAATGGTTCTCTACAAAATGATACTATAGCAACTACAAATATTCAGCAGAATGCTGTTACAGGATCTGCTAGTTTTACAGTAAGTCCTGGGTCAATGCCTAATAATACTAATTCCACTTACTCTTCACGATATATATTCGATGGTGAATCATCGATAGTAGTATATGATTATACCTATATATGGACTACTAGTGTCACTGTACCAACTAATGCGTCAATGGTATTATTTTGGGCAAGTCCAGGACAATATACTGAACAATTACTTTATGGAACTACAACGAGTGAACCAACATATTCAATTGATATCAGTGGGACTTATATTATAGGAAGTTCAAGCGTCAAAGCAAAAGGTGATAAGCATTGGGCTATTATGAATCCAGGTACAGGAGCATATACGATTACTATGAGAATGTTTTATAGTGGTTATGAGATAAATCCAATACCTAATAATAATCTTTTACCAAGAATGACATTCCTAATTTTAAGGAGATAATATGATTAGCACTGACAAATATTTCGTAATTTGGTATTCTAATGGAAAAGTCAAATTACGAGGCCAAAGTGGTAATGAAGAAACAATACTACTTAATGTAGATGAAGGTGAAACATATGAATTTGGCACACAAAATGCCAAGGATATTTGTTTAGGTCCCCCAGAAAATTAGGAATAAATAAACACATACCTATTAGGCTTACTTAATAGGCGAATCCCTTAGGAGCATTTTAATGGCAGGCATATTAGATTTCGAGGACTACATTGGTGGTGCTGACGAGATACAGATCGCACAAATCTTTCCAAGCACACAGAAAACCTATTTATATGATTTTAATGTAAATATCACAGGTTGGACTTTCGAGATGGATCACCAAACTATCGTAGTTGACAGAGTTACATTCGACAGAAATACAGGCGAACCTAATTTTGCCAATTCTGTTGTTAAAGGATTTTTTGCTAAAGCAGAAATAGCCACAGGTACTTATATTACTGTTACTGATGCTGTGAATGGTATGGTTAGTATTACTATACCAGGAGGATTATATACAGGACCTGTATTACCAGATGCCCGCCAAAATGTTCCTATCACTATTGTTGGTATTACTTGGACCACCAACAGTGTGCCAGCACAAATCAATACGCATCGTTGGGCATTTATCCAATCATGGGAGCCAGATGTGACCACAGGTGATCCTACATTGGCAAACGGTTATACCGCAATCACCTTAGGGTCAGTCTAATATGGCACTCTCAGCGACAATTACATCTACATCATACCCAATCACTATAACTGACACAACTTATCCACTTACTGTGTCAGCAGGTGCGGGTGATTCTGCGAATGTCGCCGTCACAGTTACCACAAGTAATATCACTGTTACTCAACCATATAGCAATATTACTATCAACACCAATTCTACAGAAATTAGAACAGAAACACTAGCAGAAAGATTTGGTGGCGAATGGGAAAGTTTAGAATCCTATGTGCGTGGTGATGTTATACGATACCAACAGGCCATCTATGTCTGTATCAGTGATGTTACTTCAGCAGTAACACCAAATAATGATGCTGTACATTGGACTCTAATATTCAGTGAACAAGGTTTAACAGCAGAACAAGTTATAGCCTTAAATAGAGCAGATCATCTTAAGGCCTGGAGCAGCAACATATCATATAGCCAGAATGATTGGGTATATGGTAGTAATTACAGGATTTATACCTGTATCAATGCTTCAGGAAGTGCTAACAATAATCCAATATCAGATACAACCAATGTTTATTGGCGTATGATTGGTGGGGTTGACACTATATATACCACAGATCTAGCAGATGTCAGCAGCAATGCTGCTACCAGTGTTGGTCAAACATTAGTATGGACAGGTAATATGTGGGAACCAAGTACATTCGCAGTAAGTAATATCTATGATTTTGGCACATTCTCAGCACCATCTGTGATTATGCTAGATTTAGGTAGCAGTTTTAGTTAAAAGTCAGGAGCAAATAATGGCATTACAGATTAGACGAGGTGTAGAAGCCCAGAGAACAACAATCACTCCAGCACAGGGCGAACTTATCTACACTACAGATGAAAAGAAGTTATATATAGGTGATGGATCAACAGTAGGTGGCGTACAAGTCACTACAGCCAATGCCAGTATTAGAGCAGCCATCTCTGCGTTAGATAATGGTGGCGATGGTTCATTTAGTTATAACTCTAACACAGGTGTATTCTCATATACAGGACCAAGTAGTACTGATTATCGTGCTGCTTTCTCAGCAGGCACAGGTATTACAGTAAATTCAGGTGTAATTAGTGTCGATACAGCCAATATAGCAACTACTACCTACGCAGATACAGCAGTTTCAACAGCAATAAACAACCTTGTGGCTTCTGCTCCAGCCGCATTGGATACACTTAATGAAATTGCCAATGCCTTAGGCAATGATCCTAATTTAGCCACCACATTGACAACTAGCATTGGTACTAAATTAGCCACTGTTGATTTCTCTAACACTGCTAATACATGGTTAGATAGTAAATCAACTACAAATATTATAGAAGGTACTAACCTATATTTCACAACGCAAAGGGCTAGAGATTCATTCTCAGCAGGTAATGGTATTACAATTAGTAGTGGCAATATTGCTGTAAATACCAATGTTATTGCCACAATCAATTATGTCGATCAAACTGCGATTGATGCTGCTGTTGCTGCTGCTACAGCCGCAGTTAGTTCTATTGTCGATTCAGCACCAAGTACATTAGATACACTCAATGAATTGGCCACAGCATTAAATAATGATCCAAGTTTCGCAACTACGATTACTTCAGCATTAGGCAATAAACTTAATACAGCAGATTTCTCAACTACTGCCAATACATGGATTTTATCACAAACAA